CCATCCGCTTCCCCGCCGTAGGCAGACTGCTTCCGCCCACCGTCGGGATCACCGCATAGGGCCCGTCATAGGCAGGGACTTCCCCACTCTCTCCGCCCCCCTGGATCTGCACATTCACCCGCAGATCCACCCCAGGCTCCTCCCGGCACCGGAAGGTCAGCGCCCCCGCCTCCTGGCCCGCGCAGCGCACCCCGGCCTCCACATAGGCCTGAAAATTGTCGTCCCCTTCCGGGGCCGGGGCCGCCAGCACCGCCGCCGTCGCCGTCGCCGCCTCCACCGGGAGCCGCTGCACGCCTCCGGACCACCCGTCCGCCGGGAGGGTCAGGCACAGGCACAGGGGCTTCGCCGCCGCCTTTTCATCCACATAGGCCTTTGTCGCGGCGTGGCCGTCCTGGGCCGGCTCCGGTACCCACACCGGGCCGGTGAGCCTGCCGCCCGTCAAGGGCAGCGCCCCCACCTCCTGGGCTGTGGGCAGCCAGGTGTCCGGCCTTGCTCCCACCTCCTGGGCCGTGGGCAGCCAGGTGTCCGGCCGCGCCCCCACCTGGGCAGCGGTGAGGGTCACGCTGCCCCCGCTGTCCGGGGAAACGCCGTTCACCTCCGACACACTGCCCAGGCCGTCCATCCCCATCCGGGACACGGTGTAAAACACCACCGGCTCCCCGCTGTTGAACACAATGGTCACCCTGGTCCACAGGAACCGCCCCTGGGCCACCGGAGGCGGCGTCTGCTCCCATGGCCCCTCCGGGACGCTCTGGCCGGAGACGCCCGGCGCGTAGTCGACCCAAGCCCCGTCCACACTGGCCGGGTCTCCCTTTTGCAGCGCCAGCGCCTCCAGGAACACCTCGCCGCTTTTCCCCGGCTGCTGGCCGTTGATGCTCTGCACCGCGGACATGGCCCTTTCCAGGGCCGTCTCCACCTGCCGGGCGGTAAATTTGGACGCAAATACGTTCGCCGCCAAATCCGCCCCTCCTTATCCCGCCAGCAGGCCGGTCAGCTCCAGGTATTCCGCCCCGCTGATCCGCCCGGCGGCGAGGAAAATATCCAGCTTCTGAGCCATGCCCTCCAGCTGGCCCCGCAGGACCATCCGCTTGATCGTCCGATACAGCATGCTTTCTCTCCTCCTAGCTTCAAATTCCGCAGCCCCTCGGCTTCCCCTCATTCATCCTTCCCCCGTGCGCCGCCCGCCTCCAGCAGGGTCAGGCGCAGCTCGTGATCCACCAGCATGGCGTCGGTGTCCGCCTGGGCGGTGGGCTGTTGCAGCCTAGCCAGCTCCTCCGCCGTATAGGGGCGGTAGCGCAGGATCTGCTCGTACTCCACCCAGGCGGCCCGGCCCTCCACCGCCGGGGCGTCCACTTTTCTTTCCACGTCCGCCCCGCCGTTGGGGTAGGTCCGGAGCACCTGGTAGTGGCTCCGCTCCGCCGCCGCTTCCACCGCCGGATGCCGGGCGGCCTCCACCCGCTCCCGCCGCAAATAGCCTCTGCCGTAGCCGGGAAATTCCACCTCCCGGCCCTGCTCATCCAAGATCCGCATGGACCGTTCCTCCTTCCACGTTCCTCCCCGGCGCGGCCTGGGATGCCGCGCCCTGCAAACACATCCAATTCCGCGCCTCTTACGCCGTCCGCTGCCACATGTACACCGCCAGATACGGCGGCATAACGGAAAAGCCCGCGCCCTCCCCCGCCGCTTCCAGGGTGCTCCCGTCCAGGAAGCCCTGGGCGTACTGGTTCTGGCACTGGAATTCCAGGGCCGTCCTGGTCCTGTCAAAGGCCTCCCCCAGGCCCCCGCTGCCGCCGATGTGGAGCCGGTGGGTGTGCCGGGGCAGCTGGGCCGCCGTCAGGGTGTGCTCCGCCGCGCCGCCCCGGCTGCCCGCCCCGATCTCCCCCGCGCCCAGCAGGAACCGGTCCTCCAGCCGCTCCCAGCTGCCGCCGAACAGGGCGGCGGGGCTCTCCGGCCGGGCGCTCATGTAGATGGCCCCCACGGGATACACCGCGTTCAGCAGGGCCTCTCCCCCGCCCCCGGTGAGCTGGCTCAGGCTGACCCCATGGGGGTTCCCGGTGTCCGCCAGGTGGGCCGCCAGCCGGTCCTCCCCCCGGCCGATCCGGTCCAGGAGCTTCCCCACCAGATAGGCGAGCTTCCCGTCGCTGATGGTCTTCACTGTGCCTCTCCCTCCTTCCGCACGGCAAACAGCAGCGCGTCCACCGTCTCCGGCGCCTCGTCTTCAAAGGCCTGGTAGCCTCCCTCCAGCATCCGGTCGATGTCCGCCTCCGTCACCCAGCCAAGCTTTGGCTGCTTTTGCTCCATGGCCTCGTACACCCGGAAGCGCAGGTCGGCGTCCGCGGTGACGAGCACCGTCACATGGTTTTTGTCGATCCGCTCCACCACCTGGAAGCCCCCCTCCCCGCAGGGGACCGCCGTGCCGTCCGGGCCGGAGCGGCACCAGCCGTTGACGCTGCACCGGCCCATGTCCGTCACCGGGGCGAAGCCCAGCATGGTCACATAGCCGTAGGCCTGGGACAGCACGCCGCCGCCGTTGAATTTGTCCTGCCGGGCCGCCGCCGCGAACCCCGGCACCCCCACGCTCACGCCCAGCACCTGGCTCCGCTCGTCCGCCCGGACGATAAACGCGCTGCTCCGGTCCAGGTCCGGGCTGACGAAGTACCCCAGGCGGTTTTCCCCGCCGGGATTGCCGTCAGACCACATGAACACCTGGCTGTACCCCGGCTCCGAGGACTTGACCGTGCTGGCCGACGGCCCCTCCTGGACCACCGCGTCCCCCTGGTCATACACCGCGTCGTACACCACCAGGGTAAACCTCGGGCTGATCAGCAGCTGGTTTTCCCCGTCGGAGAGCCGGATCTCGCACTCCAGCACCCCGCTCAGGGAGGTGGTCCGGGGGGTGAGCTTGTAGAGGATCCCATTGCCCACGATGCCGCAGGCGTTTTTCAGCAGCGTCCCGTCGGGAAGCACCGCCGCAAGCTCCGCATAGCAGCCGGGGGCGATGACGTAGGGGCGGCCCCGCTCCGTCAAACGCGCCCGGATCACCCGCCCCGTCTCCCCCCGCCGGGCCACCAGCCGCACCTGCGCATCCGCGCTGTGCACATCCAGCGAGATCCGGTATTCAGAATCGTTCATCCGCATCCTCCTCAGGTCTGCCTAAAATTTTCCGGTCATCCACCGGTATTCCATCTGCTCCCGCCACTGCCGGTCCTTCTCCTGATCCCGCTGCTGCTGGTAGGCAAAGTCCCGGCTGTCCTGGTAGCGGCGGTAGTCCTGATCCCGCAGCCCGGCGTAGCTGTCCGCCAGGTACGCCCGCTCCTGGAGCCACTGGTCCAAATAGTCCTGATAGCGGCTGTAGTCCAGCGCCTCCTGCTGGCCCGCCAGCTGGTAGCGCTCCTTCAGCTCGTCCCCCTGCCGGGTGTATTCCTCCAGGGCCTGCCGGTAGAAGTCCGGGATCCGGCTGTTCAGGTCCTGCAAATAGCTCTGGTATGCCTGCTGCCCGGCGGTCTGGGCATAGCTGCTGCCATAGCCCCCGGTGCGGGCGGCGGCGGCGCCCATGGCGTCCTCCATGGCCCGTTTTCCCTGACGGATGTAGGCGTCCTTATACTGATTATAGAGGGCGTCGGCGTTGAGGTCGTAGGAAAAATCCTTCCGGTCCAGGAGCTTCCCCAGGGCCTGCTCCTGCTTCTGCGCCCAGGGAGAGCTGTAGGCCCCCGGACGGGTCTGCTCCTGATCCTGCTTCTTCTTCCGGGCCTGACGCACGTCCCCGCTTTCTGTATAGCCCATTTATTCCTCCTTCTTTTTCTCCTCCAGAGCCTGGAGCCGCAGATCCAGGGCCATCAGCGCCAGATTGATCTGCTCTGCCAGCTCCCGCCCCGGCCCTTCCTTCCCGGTGTACCGGATCAGCTGTGTCATACGCTTCCTCCTTTCCCATGGTATCACCCTTTCTCCGCCGTGACGGTGATGGCGTGCAGCCGCATCTCCCCCCGGCCCTTGAGCATCAGCCGGAAATGGCCGCAGCGCCGGGGGCGGATGGGCAGCGTGACGGTCCTGGCCTCGGCGGCCCTGGCGGTTCCGGCGTACACCCACCCCTCCTGGGAATCATACTGGAGGTACACCTCCACCACGCTGTTCAGCTTCAGCTCCAGCCGGAGCTGGATCAGGCGCACATACCGCCCCTCCGGGCCATCCGACTCCCACAGCCCGGTCTGGACCATCCACTCCACGGGAGGCTCCCGCCCGGTGCCGGACACCGTCTTGATCTGGCTGTCGGCCCCGTCCAGGAAGTACAGCTGGTTTCCCCAGGAGGCGAAGCTCTTTGCCTGGGTGTTGTCCTCCCGGTGCCAAAGCCCCAGCCGGGTGTCGTAGACGAACAGGTGGTACGTGTTCTCCCCGTCCGCCATGGAGATGTAGTACTTCCCCCCGTGGGCCCCCGCCACGGCGCCGTGGTAGTGCCGGTCCCCCAGATCTCCGGACACCTCCACCGGGATCCCCCCGCCGTAGGCGCACACCCCCAGCCGGGACTTGTAGTAGAGCGTCTCCCCCACGATGGCCAGGGACTGCCCGCTCCCCCGCTGGACCCCCTGGCAGGCCTCGGAGCGGATCTGGAAATTGGCGGGGCAGGTCCCGTAGACCCGGTGAAGCTGCCCCTCCTTGAAAAACAGGGGATCCCCCAGGAAATTCACTGCCCCGGTGAAGGCCCCGTCGGAGCCAAGGCTCACCTGGTAGCTGTCGGTGGACAGGCCCTGAAAGCAGTGGAAATTTTTAAAATCCCCCAGCTTGGAGGCGTAGAGGGCGTTGACGAACCGGCCCGCCCGGTCCAGCCCATACCGGCAGCCCCACAGCCGGTTGCCCGCCTCCACCCAGTGATCCAGCTCCGGCAGCCGCCGGGCCACCGTCACCGGCCCCAGCGTCTCCGGCGCGCCCAGGCCGGGGAGGATCAGATACCCGTCCCCCGCCTCCAGGATCACGGCGGCATCCCCCACCTGAGGTACCCCGGTAAGCTCCACGGCGTCTCCCGCCGCGAAATCCCGGCCGATCCCCGGGGCACAGAGCCGCACGGCGCTTTCCGCCACCGCCAGCCACCCGGCGGCGGTGTAGCGCTCCAGGGTGTCCGACAGCCGGTAGTCCCCCTCCTTGGGGGCCTCCCCATCGGTCAGCTCCACCAGCCTGCCGTCCGGGAGGCAGGGGGCGATCTCCGCCCGGCCGCAGGAGAACACCGCCTCCATGCTCCCCCGGTCCTCCGGGTCGGCGGTGTTGATGTACTTTTTGTCGGGGAACAGGAGGATGTAGGCCCCCATGGACACCATCCGGGTCTGTCCGGCCTCCAGGCCCAGATCATAGTGCTCCGACCCGATCACCACGTCATGTCCGTCCACATAGCACAGCTGGTCCTTGGCCAGGAGGCACCGGATGTCCCCGCCGCCGGTGTAAAAGCCCCGTGGCCGCCGCGGACAGAGCAGGGGATATTGTTCCCCGGTCATATTGGTCATGTCGAAAAATTCCCCTTCTCCGATCCGGGGCAGACGCCGGTAGCCCCCGAACACCGACACCGTCTGCCGGACAAACGCCTTTTCAGGCAAATGTGAATAATGCAAAATTGTTCCTCCTTTCCCGGGAATGAGATATAAGATACGAGATACAAGATAGGAAGAGATCCTTTGTCATTGCGGGGAATGCCTGTGGTGCAATCCCATTAAGCCTTCCAGAAACCTTATGGGATCCTTCGCTGCGCTCAGGATGACATGCCCTTCCCCCCACCCCTTGCCTATCTTGTATCTTATATCTTTTATCTTGTATCTTCTCAAAACACGAACCGTCTCCCCCGCGTTTTGGGCTTGTGATTTCTGTGGTAGTCGTCCTCAAAGTGGCGGTACTCGTCGGAGAACACCCGGATGGAGGCGTTGTACCGGCCATACTCCCCGTTCACCAGGTCGATCTGGGCCTCCAGCCACCGGCGGTACAGGGTATCGTAGGGCGCGTCGATGAGCAGCACCGTGTCCGGAGGGGTCTCGCCGTCGTAGCCGGAGAAGGCCCGTGCCTTGCCCCCATGGGTGTCCAGCACATTCCGCTCCACCAGGCCGTCCAGGGTGCTGATCCACCGGATCTTGGTGAGCAGGGGGACGGTGTTGGGCCGCAGGTCGTCCACATAGGCGACAGCCTCGGACAGCGTCACGCCGGGCCTCCCTGGAGCATCCGGTCCATATGCTCGTCCAGGGTCTGCTGGGCCTTGGCCGCCCGCTCCAGCTCCCAGGCCACCTCCCGTGGCACCAGAGAGGTCTTCCCACGGGGCAGCACATAGTTCACAGCGTTGACGCTCACCAGCACATTGGGTTCCTCATTGGCAAATCCCTTGGGGATCGTAACAGATACCCGATCATCTTTTTTGTCCATATTGAATTCCTCCTGTTTTCGTAGAGATATTAAGATATTGGATACGAGATACAAGATATGGATGATCCTTGTCATTCTTCGCTTCGCTCAGAATCCCGCAACTCTTCCAGACGCTCAAAAAAGACGATTGGATCCTTCGCTTTTCTCAGGATGACATGCGTTTTTTGGGTGCTCAGGATGATACATTTTTTACACCCCACGGCGGGTGGAGATACGCGATATCTTATATCTTGTATCTCATATCTTGTATCTCCCATATGCCTCCCCCGCCGCCCCGCCTACATCAGTTCTCCTCATCCACCGCCGAGTAGCTGGAGCAGCTCATCACCCGGAGCACCCGCTCGGTGTAGAGGATGGTCGCGCCGTTGGTCTCCAGCTTGTAGCCCACGGTGGAGAACTGGTTTAATGGCCCGCCCGCCTCCTCCTTGGACTTGATGATCATCTCCGCCGCGCCGCCCTCCGGGTCGATGATGCCGAAGGCGTTCTTGCCGAAGAAGTAGGTGGCGTAGGTCACGCCCCCCGCCGCGTTCTGATAGCCGCCTCCCAGCACCGGGGCGAACACGTTCTCGATGAACCGGCAGCCGTGGAGCTCGCCGATCTCGCCGTTAAACAGCTGCTCCGGCGCGGCGTACTTGTGGGCCTCGATCCACTCCTTGCTCTTGCGCAGGTCGTAGGCGACGCTCGGGTGGATCACCGCGCAGTACTTGCCGTTGATGGTGGGCACCCGGTCCTTTTTCAGCTTGGTCACGGCCCTGGCCACCATGTCCGGGGTGAGCAGGGAGAAGCTGTCGGCGGCGGCCCCCATCTGGGCGCAGCTGGCGGGGGTGGAGACGAACGCCCCGTCGGCGGTGACGTTGTCGCAGTAGAGCACGTTGGTGTTGGTGAGCAGGGCGTCCCGGATCAGGGTCTCCTGGGTCTGGGCCATGGACGCGCCCATCTCCTCGGTGGCCCCCAGGACGATATCGTCGTAGGCCCGCATCTCCAGCACGTCGGAGATGGCGGCGTAGGTGCCGTACTGGTTGATGGTCCCGGTCCTGGTGCTCATGCCGAACTTCTGTCCGGTGGGGATCACGCCCTCCTGGAGCTGGGGGGCCTTGTCGAAGGTGTTCCACTTCCGCCACTGGACGGTCTTGCCATGGTTCTTGGGCAGGGGCTGCTTCTTGGCGAACTGGGCGTAGAACATCTCCACCCGTGCGTTCTCCAGCAGCTCGGTGTCGTAGAAGGTCTTCAGCTCCGGCGAAAGGGTGTTTGCGCCGTCGAACTCGGTTTTCGCCCCGGTATAGGCGCTGACATACCCCTCGGTGGTGCTCACCACATCCCCCGCCTCGGCAAACAGCTGCAAATTCATGTCGGTCATTGTGTATCCTCCTTAAATTTTGGTTTTTTGAACTTTTGACGTGATGGGAAAGATATAAGATAATAGATATGAGATACAAGATAAGGATCGTCATTGCCCCAGTAGGGAGCGGGCTTGCCCGCTCCTTACAGAAGTGCTTTATCTTGTATCTTCCCTCTTCCCTCTCCCCTCTCCCTTCCTTACGGATAGATCTTCTCCCCCAGCGCGGCGGCGTTGTGGATCCGCTGGCGAAGCTGCTCCCGCTGCTGTCTGGTCATGCCTTGGGTTCCCAGCCCGGCGGGGGAGGCGCTTCCCGCGCCGTTTTCCACAGGACGCCGGGCGGCGGACTGGATGGAGCTGGCCAGCTTCTGGGCGGCCCTCTGCGCTGCCACCTGCATGGAGGCCGCCTGTAGTTCCCGCCGGTGGAGGGCGTAATAGGCGTCCTCCACACTCACACCCATTCCCGGAGCCGTCAGCGCGGCGAACCGGGGATCCCGCAGCTCCCGCTTCAGGTCAAACCCAGGAAACACCTCCCGCATCTGCTCCGCCTCCCCCTCCAGCCGCCGGAAATGCTCCCGCAGCGCGCCCGCAATGCGTGCATCGCCGTCATTGCTCTCCGCACCGTCCCCCCGTAGGGAACGGGCTTGCCCGTTCTTTCCCCTGTCCCCTGGCTCCCCTTCATAAGGGGAGCTGTCGCGGCCCTCAGGCCGTGACTGAGGGAATCCGTCCCCCCGTAGGGAACAGGCCTGCCCGTTCCTTCCCCCGGCGGCAGGGCCGCCTGCCAATTCGCCCGCAGTGCATGCATCCTCTTCCCTGCCCTGCGCCGCCCGGTAACGCTCCTGCTCAGAGGCATCCCGTAGGGAACGGGCCTGCCCGTTCCTTCCCCCGGCGGCAGGGCCGCCTGCCAATGCGCCCGCAGTGCGTGCACCGCCGTCATTGCTCTCCGCACCGTTCCTCATCCCGGCGGCAGGGTCGCCCGGATTTCCCGCGCCGCTCTCCCCCGCAAATATCTGCAAATCCATACCGTTCATACGATGTCCTCCTTAACCATTCATTCCCCGGCGGCAGGGCCGCCTGCCAATGCGCCCGCACTGCGTGTGTCGTCTTCCCCGCCCCGCGCCCTACGCAAACGTTTCTCCCTTCATCCTGCATTCATCATTCTGCATTCCCTCACCCTTCCCCCGGATTATATCACACATATGTTCGAAAGTCTAGTCCAAAACTCGAACATATTTTCGATAATTTTTCGCCAGCACCCCGAACCCCCGGTACACGGTGTCAAAGGCCGCCGCCACCGCCGGAGGATCGACGGGGCGGCAGGCGATCTCGGCCCGGCCTGGGGCCAGCAGGATCCGGCACTGGGCCGCCTTTCCGGAGCGCTCCAGGGCCTCCACCGCCGCGGCCAGGGTATAGGCCAGGGTAGACGCCCCGGCGCATACCAGGTCCTCCCCCTTCCGCCCGCTCCCCGCGTGTCCCAGGATCCGCATCCGGCACTTTTCCCGCTCATAGCGTACAACGATCATCCTTCCACCTCCCGCGCCCTGCGAATGTCCCTGATTCCGCATTCATCCTTCTGCATTTCCCATCACCTCCCAGGCGTCCACCGCCCGGACACACTTCTCACAGCCCAGCATCCGCCCGGCGCGGACATACACCGTCTGGCACCACCGGCCGCACACCGGGCACCGGGGATCCTCCCTGGGCCGCCGGGGATAGCCCCACACCCATCCCAATTCCACATTTTCCATTCCTTCCCCGATTCTTTCTCTTTTCTCTCTTCTCTCTTCTCTTTTCTCTCTTCTCTAAGGAAATAGAGAATAGATTTTGTCCCTCCCCCACGCACCGTTCCGCCCCCAATTTCGCATTCTGCATTCAGCATTCTGCATTTAGCATCCGCGCCCCCTCCCTGGCCGCAACGGCCTGCTTCGCCTCCGGCCGGGTCAGCCGCACCGGTTCGCCGCCAGGCGCCGGGCCGGGGCACATCCCCTGGGCGATCCGGGCCATCACCTGCTCCTTGCCGTCGAAATCCATCATCTCGATGCATGCCAGGGCCTGGGACGCACGGGCCGGGTCAAAGAAGCCCAGCTGAAAGAACTGGGTGGCCAGCTCGTTCTGGCTGAGCCGGGCGTAGGCGTTTTTCTTCTGGGCCTCCACCCGGATGTCGAACACCGGCAGCCGGAAGCCCATGTCGGTTCCAAAATCCACCCCCTGGTGCTGGGGCCGGATCGCCTGGCTGCAATAGCGGATGAAATCCGGCTGGCCCCACCTTCCCGTGATCCGGAAGCACCGGGGGGCGTCGTAGAACTGGCGGATCAGCTCGACGCACAGCGCCACCACCTGGCGGAAGCAGCGGTAGGAGCCAAGGGTGGCGTCCCGGCTGCCCTTGCCGCTGGCCTCCTGGAGGGCGGCGATGGCCGAGGCGGCGGTGACGCCGGAGGAGATGTTTCCGGTGCTGGTCTCGGTGTTGCCGCTGACCTGACGCAGCTCGTCCACCGCGTCCCGGAGGAGCTGGACATAGCTTCCATCCAGGCTGCTGTGGCCCACCTGGCGCAGGGCCGCCTCGTCCAGTGTCCCCGACACATGGACAATGGGGTTGCCCAGATCCAGAAATTCCGCCTCGTTGACCTTGCCGTCGGAGCGGGAGAAGTACCGGGGGGTGGCCCCCACCATGGCGTTTTTCACCAGGGCGGTCTCCAGCAGGTCGATCTGGGTCTGGACGCCCCGGCAGATGTCCACATAGCCGTAGCCGCAGGGGCTGCCCTCGATGGGAAACAGGGGGTCGAATTGGTAGGGGTACAGGCCGTGGTCATACAGTCCCTGGCCGCACAGCTCCGGATCGTCCTCCGTGGCGTAGAGCAGCCGGTCCCCCACGAATTGGGCGTACTGGAGGCGGCCAAAGCGGCGGTAGTACACCTCGATGACGGTGACGGTTTTGGACGCGTCCACGGCGTCGTCGTACAGGAAGCGGGAGGCGGAAAAGGCGTCGTTTTTAAGCTGCCCTTTCAGCTCCGGGAACCGCTCCGCCAGGGCCTCCCGGTCCCAGGCCTCGGTGTGGAAGAGATAGCGGCTGCGCTGGATGTCGTCCACCCCCGGCTCCCAGTAGAGGTTCAAAAGGTTCACCCGCTGGATGGCGATGTCTCCCAGGCCCCCCAGCTTCTCCGGATCCCACACCACCTTGTAGACCCCGGTGCCGTATTTCATCTTCTGCCACATCACGTCGGAGTAGACCTGCTCGAATTGGTTCTGCTCCAGAACGCAGGGCACAATGGCGCTCAAGATCCGGGCCTGCTCCTGGTCTCCCGCCTCCCTGGGCAGGAGCACCGGCTCCGGGAAGGCGTCCATGGCGTCGGCGTGCTTGCTGACGATCACATTGTGCAGCCACCCGGACTGGGCGGTGAACCCTCCGTCCCGGCCAATGGCGCATGTCTTCCCCTCCTCCAGGGTATTGCGCAGCTTCCACCAGTTCTCCGAGGCGATGATCCGCCCCCTGGTCCTCGACAGCCCTGCGTGATACCCCCGCAAAACCTCCATCCACTCCGAAATCCGCTCCCGATTTTGATTGCTTTGTTCCATAAAAACCCTCCAGCGGGCAATGCCCGCAGATACTACGCACCAAGTGCATGTGTTGTCTTTTCTTCCCTTACCCGCCCGGTAACGCTCCCGCTCAGAGGCATCCCGTAGGGAATGGGCTTGCCCATTCCTTCCCGGTTTTTCACCATTTCCCATTCACCGTACCATCCCCGCCCATCACAAGGAACGGGCAAGATAAGTTCCCTACGCTCCTTTGGCTCCCCTTATAAGGGGAGCTGTCAGCGAAGCTGACTGAGGGAATCCGTCCCTAATTCTGCATTCCGTATTTTCATCCCCTCCCCAGGGGATCAAACACCGGCGCCTTCACCGTCTCCTCCCCCACCAGCGGGCGGATGGGGCGGCTCATGCAGAGGTAGCGCACCTCGTCCGCGCAGTGGTCCTCCAGGCGGGTGTCCAGGTCCTCCGGCCGCACTGGGTCGTACATCATCAGGGGCATGGTCCGAAGAAACGCCTTGCAGGTGTCGAACACATACATCCGGGGATACCCGTTTTCGTCAAACTGGAGCCGGTAGTGCACCTGCATCCAGCCGGGGATCCGGTGGTTGTCCCCCGGCGTGAAGTAGATGCCGTATTTTTCCGCCGTCTCGGCGATGGACTCCCCCCGGCTGGCGTCCCAGATGGCGGGGTCGGCCACGCTGTCGGAGATGGGGCGGCCCTTCAGCCAGGGGTGGGTGGCCTCCAGCTCCCGGATCCGGCGGAACTGCTCCTCCGGGCTCCACCGCACCCCCTGGTTCGGCTCGCCGGAGCAGCCGTACAGTTCCAGGAAGCGGTAGACACACCCGTCGTAGTCCACCGCCCAGTAGCCCAGGGAGAAGGGCTTGTTGTAGCCAAAATCATAGGATCTTAAGATCGTCCACCCCCTTCTGGCCCCGGCGTTCAGGTCGAAGGGCGGGATCACATGGGTGAACCGGCCCTGTTTTCGCGCTTCCTCCACAGATATCGACATTTTCCGACAAAGTTCGACATCCGGCGACAGCCGCAGCTCCTCGAAAAACTGCCCCTCGAAGATGTCCCACCGGCCGTACAGCCAGGCCTGCTTTAATTTCTCTGGCAGCTTCTCCAGGCTGCGCATGTAATCCGGCTGGGCCTTCATCAGCGCCTGGTTGTCGGTACACAGGGCCTGGATGAACACATAATCCTCCGGGTGCTCCCCCTCCCGGAACTGCCGGTCCAGGAACAGCCGCTTGAAGTAGCCGTGGCTGGGGCCGCCGGGGTTCAACGTGTAGTAGGTGCGCTTGGGGAAGCCGTTGGTGCCCCGGACACAGGCGTCGATGGCGGTGAGCCAGCTTTCCTGAAACTGCCCCGCCTCGTCGGCGAACCAGACGTCGTACTCCGCCCCCTGGTACTGGCCCAGATCCTCCTCCCCGGCGCAGTAGCCGAAGGCGATGGTGGAGCCGTTGGGAAAATAAAACAGCTTGTCGGTCTTGTTGTAGGACGCCGTCCCGGCCAGGATCTCAAGCAGGGGGGCGATGTGGTTGTTGTACAGCTCCCGGTAGGTCCGCCGGGTGATCAGCACCTTGATGCCGGGATACTTTAGGCACAGCAGCACCGCCTTCCACCGGACGAACCAGCTCTTCCCCCCGCCGCGTGCCCCTCCATAGGCCACATACCGGTGCTTTTCCCCAAAAGCGAGGCGCTGCTTGCCGTTGGGCCGGGGCATGTGTAACGTCTTCATGAAACCATCCTCTCTAAAAATCTCATTGGATCCTCACTCCGCCAGTCCCTCCACCTCGCCTTCCATCACCACCCGGATGCTCTGCTCCTGGGCCTGATCCCGCAGCTCCTGAATGTCCTTCAGCTCCTTCAGCGCTCCGGTGAGCTGCTTCAGCTCCGACGCGCTCTGGGCCCGCGCCGCCGCATCCGCCACCTTCTCCACCAGCGCATCCGCCACCGACATCAGCCGCCTGCGCCGTACCTGTCTCCCTCGTTCCATCCGCTTCCCTCAATTCCTGGTAGAATACCCCCATTATATCAAACATATGTTCGTTTGTCTAGCCCAATACCACCCCATTTTGAAAAAGGCTCCCCGTAGGGAACGGTGGTGCAACCCGCAGCGGATCCGGATCATTATGACCGCCGGTGGCGGTCATACCATAGTGAATCGCCCGTTCCTATCCCCGCCCATCCCTTTGTTCCATAAAAACCCTCCAAATTTTTTTAGATAGAGAGATATAAGATACGAGATACAAGATATGGGAATCCGTCCCCTAATTCTGCATTCCTCATTTCCCTCCTCCCCGCAGCAGGGCCAGCTTTTCCTGGGCGGTGCGGCGGCGGAGGCTTTCGCCGTTGAAGCACACCGGACAGCACATGGCCAGCAGCCGGTCGTAGATCCGCCGGTGGGGGATGTCCTCAGGGCTGCGCAGGGCCTCCAGGGGCAGGTTGGTGGTGACGATCAGGGGCTTCTCCTGGCGGTAGCGCCGGTCGATAACGCTGTACACCTGCTCCAGGCCGTACTCCGTCCCCCGCTCCATGCCGAAATCGTCCAAAATCAGCAGCTCCACCCGGCACAGCCGGTCCAGGTACGCCCCCCGGTCCACGCCCCGGACGGACAGATCCCCCAGAATGTCGGCGAAGTTGGTCATCCGCACCGGGATCTCCCGCTGGATCAGGAAATTCGCCACACACCCGGCCCCGAAGCTCTTGCCGGTGCCCACCCCGCCCCACAGGAGCAGACCGATGTTCTCCCGCCGCATCCGGTCGAACCCCTCCGCGTAATCCCGCAGCCGCTTCATCTGGGGGCTTCCCAGGGTGTCCTTTTCAAAGCGCCACTGGGCCGCCGCCGGGTCGGAAAACCCCTCCAGCCGGAGCAGCTCCACCGCGTCGGCGTGGCGCGCGGCCTCCCGCCGCGCCTCCTCCTCCCGCTGCCGTTTCCGCTGGCAGGCACAGGCACGGGGCCGCCGGTCCCGGTGGAGCAGGGCCGCCATCTCCGGCGGCAGCACCGCCTCCTTGGCCTCGCCGCAGATCCCGCAGCAGACCAGCCCGTCCGCCCCCACATAGTCCGCCCCCTCCGGCCGGACCTGGGGCAGGTCAAAAATTCCTCCGCTCATAAGCTCTCTCCCTCCTGATAGGTGTAGTCCGGCATGCCCCGGCTCTTGCCCCCGTCCTCCTGGGCCCACTTGAGCAGGGTGGCCAGGTGGCTGCGGTACTGTCTGCCTGTGGACGCCATGTGGCTGGACAGGCGCTGGATGTAATACTGCCATTTCTGAGGCAGCTCCTCTTGCAGCAGGCTCAGCTCCTGCTCCGACAAAAAGACGTTTTGAAACCGTCCCAAGCCGGGCGGGGGCGTCTTTTTCTCTCTCTCTGTCTCTATCTCTTTCTCTCTCTCTATCTCTGGGGGAGAAATCTCACACTTAGGGGGAGAAATCTCACGCTTGGGGGGAGAAATCTCACACCCTGGCAGCAGCCTTCCCGCTTTGAGCGCCATCTGTGCCCTGCGCTTTCGGTCCGCGCAGGTGGATGATTGGCCAATAAACAGCTCAATGTTGGTCATGTACAAGCTTCCGTCGTTCAGCGTCTGCATCAGGCCAAGCCCCGTAAACATCGACAGGGCGGTTTTCACCGTTTCCTCGCTCTGCCGGGTGACGGTGGAGAGCATCTGCGCAGTGTAGGGCACATTCTCCGACAGCATGAGCCTCCCATTGAATTTCAGGGACTTGAGGTAGAGCTTTAAGAGCATGTTGGAGTAGGTTTCCCCGCCGGGCATGCTCTCCAGCAGCACCACGGCGTCGTCGTCAAAATAGGTCTCCTTCAGCTTGAGATAGTAGTATTTGCGGTTGTCCGCCATCGCGGTCCCTCCTTCACTCGTATTTTTCCGCCGCCGCCCGGTAGACCTCGCAGCAGCCGTAGCGCCCGCAGCAGAACACCTCCAGCTGCCGCAGGAAGTCCTCCCGCCGCCGGAACCGCAGGATCAGCAGGCTGCCATCCATCACGCCCTCGCAGGTGACGCTGTGCCTGCCGTCGTGCCGCTTGTAAAACGGGCACTGGATCATGGTCGCATCATAGCCTTTTTCCATGGCCACCCCTCCTTTCCCGGCTATGATATACTCATTTTGAGTATTTGTCAAGTTCAAAAATACCCAAATTGCGTTTATCAAGTTTGTGAAAACTACCCAATTCGCGTTTTCCCTCTTGACTTTTTACCCAATTTGTGTAATACTATAGGCAGTAGGGTAGCAGAGCTGCCAGCCAATACGCCCGCAGTGCCCAGGGTGTCTTCCCCGCCTATGCGCACTCGTAGGGAACGGGCTTGCCCGTTCCTATCCCCCCTGCGCCCACCCTCATTTTTCCCTTTCAAGGAGGTCCCCCATGGAACGAATGCGGCAGGCCCGTCAGAAGCTGGGCATCAGCATGATGGAGGCGGCCCGGCGTCTGAAAATGCCCTATACCACCTATGTCAACTATGAAAAGGGCGACCGGGAGCCACCCAGCGCCACGCTGGTCGCCATCGCCAAATTCTACGGCGTGAGCGTGGACTACCTGCTGGGCCGGGACGAGCCGCTGCCCCCCGGCCTGATGCCCATGCCCGCCATGCGCCGGATCCCGCTGCTTGGGGCCATCGCCTGCGGCGAACCCATCCTGGCTCAGGAGAACCTGGAGGGGGAGGCCATGATCCCCGAGGATGTGGACGCGGACTTCGCCCTCCGGTGCAAGGGGGACAGCATGGCCGGCGCCCGGATCTTCAACGGCGACATCGTCTATATCCGCCAGCAGGCCACGGTGGAAAACGGCCAGATCGCGGCGGTGCTCATCGACGACGAGGCCACCCTAAAGCGCGTCCACGTCTACAGCGACCACATCGTCCTCTCCCCGGAAAATCCCATGTACAAGCCCCTGTCCTACTGGGCCGAGGACATGAACCGCGTCCGCATCCTGGGCCTGGCCGTCGCCTTCACCAGCCGTGTCTATTAAACGCGCCCGACGCACTCCCTTGGCTCCCCTTCATAAGGGGAGCTGTCAGCTACGCTGACTGAGGGAATTCGTCCCCGCGCCGCATTCTCGTTTAATACGCATAAAAACGTCCCATTCCCTCACGGCGCGTCAAGGATGCCGCGCCCTACGAAAACACGCACCCCCCCGCCCATCCCTACAGAAACCGAAACGGATCCCCCGTCCCTAATTCTGCATTCTGCATTCTTCATTCTGCATTTTCCACCCCGCCCATCCCCCCCTTTTCAAAGGAGTATGTATTATGAAAAAGGACCTGATTTGGCACTATATCAAGCTGCTGGCCGCGCCGGCCATGCTGTGCGTCTTTGGCCTGATCCTGCTCATCAGCCCGGACACCGCCTCCGCCCTGGTGGGCAAGCTGCTGGGCTGGCTGGTGATCCTGGCCGCCCTGGGCCTGGGGGCCATCGGCCTGA